AGTTTTTAAACTAGTGTGCTGCCACCCGCAGCGGGGAGTGTAGTTGCGTAAATTGTTGTACTTTGTTTTAAGTTTAAAGCTTCTCCGCAATCCGAACAAGTATCGGCAGTCAATTCAGCCTCGTCTAAATCGTACCCACAACTGCCGCATACCACTTCAATTTCATGCTTAGGGTCTATTTGTCCATTTACTTTTACTGCTTCTTTTAATGTTTTCATGCTGCTATCTCCGTCCAATTTGGTGTTTGACTAATAGGTGACATATTTGTCCAATTTGGTGTTTGATTTGGAACAAGTTGACTCCAAACTAATACATTTCCCAATGACACGTTAGCTTGTAGGCCCACTACCTCTACATCAACGCCACCTATCTGCCCGGTTTGACCTAAAGCGGTAGTACCTTGTACTCCCGTAACGTTTACATTTTGCTGTAGCAAAACCGTAATGTTGCCCAGAGCAGAGGTTGCTTGAAAACCTGTTTCCGTAACTACGGCGTCTGCTGTAACGCTTACGGAACCTAAAGCGGTAGTACCTTGTACTCCGGCAGGAGTAGCTCCCGTTCCTTCTTTAACACCAGCACTACCTAAAGCGGTAGCGGCTTGTACCCCTGTAACAGAAAAAACGGCATTTGCATTAATTATTGCCGTACCGATTTCACCTGTTGCCGCGCTACCTAAAACACTAATAGCGTCCGCATCTCCGGAGGCGGCTACGTTACCTAGTACCGCTGTCGCAGAAACACCGCTAATTACTCCATTTGATTCCGCTCGAACAGTTACAGAGCCTACTTCACCCGTGGCCTGTAAAGTTAAAGACTGACCCCAAGATCCTTCTCCCCAGGTACCCCTTCCCCAACCGCCAAAGCGGACGGTTACATCAACACCTTCCCCCCAGGAGCCTGAACTCCAGGTATTACGACCCCAACCGTCAGCCATTTACTAAGCAATCCGAATAATCGCGTTACTCGAATCAGCCGTAGGAAATACGATTGTAAAGTCGCCTGACGTTGAAGTTTTATCAGAACCAAAATCTAAAACCGCAATAGCAGGATTACCTCCTCCTACTTTATAGATTAAAGCGCCACGAGCGGTGATCGTTGCATTAGAAAACGTCAAATCGGCAAAATCCAAAAAGGCCGTAGTTCCTGAAGACGTAGGCACTTGAGAAATTGTTAAAGTGCCCCCACCGGCAGAATAACCTGTACCCGAAACTTCGTTAGTCGTTGCATACGCTGTAGTAGTTGCGCCTAGCGTAGCGGAAGATGTATACAGAGCCAGTTTAAAGGCTTGCGACGTGCCCGAAGCAAAGTCAAAATCTCCACCGAGAATTTGAACTTTGAATGATGTTGCCATTGCTTGTGAAATAGCCATTGTTGTTTCCTCTTAAATTAAGCTTTGTCTCGTATGATAAGTCCGGTTCTATAGGCATCGGTAACTTCTTTAGCTTCACCGAAGTTCTTTAATGAAATAACAGCTTCCGTAAACCGTTTTTCATATTCTTGCATGACGTCAGGTTCTCCTTTCATGTAAGTATAAGCTTCAATCAAACACCCATAAAGAAGAGACAACTCAGCGTTTTCACTTAGCCAGGTTGTTCCGCTCCCCGCTCCGGCGGTCAAACTGGCGGGGCGGTAGAAATAATGTAACTCCACGGCATAATTACTGTTTGGAGTAGGACCTATCAAGAAATTATTAACATCAAAAGAAGCGTAATACCGGGGGTTACCTGTAGTGGTTACATCCGGATTAAACGATTGAATGTAGTTAACATCTTTAAACTCTAAAAATGTCTTGTCATTTCCCGCATCCGTAAAAGATAAAGAAAATGGTGCTAAAAAATCACTAGGAGCGGCTAAAAATTGATTACCATTAGTCATATTTCCTGTAGCGTTTTTTCTAAATAACGTAAGTTGAACGTTTTTTAATATGCGCTCTTCGGCTACACGAATAAACAACGGAAGATTATTTACAAAACTAGTTTCTTGGTTTTGCGTATAATCCTGTATCGCTGTTTTAAGTTCGTCGTACGTAAAACTCATAAGATCATCCTAACGTTAAGCTTTAGGGCGTATTAGCCTGACCACCCATTCCGGAGTGATTTGAGCAATAATAATATAAAGTAGGAGCGCCCGTTGCTACAATTATTTGTGTGTAAGCGCCCGCATTACCAGGAGTTCCGACATAACTAACCCCAGTTGTGTATTCCGAACCGCCGCCCCACGTACCATTAGGTGTTGTAGAAAACTTTAACGGATGACTACTGTTAGTAGCGGCACTTTGATCTAACCGGTATGTACTACCTTCGCTTAAATTTATAGTGGCTTGTTGAACGCCACCTATATAATATTTATTTCCTGATCCCGGATTTGCTACGGTCACAATTAAAGAAGTAAACGCGGCTGCCGTAGTTATTGTAACACTACCTACCTGACCATATCCCGTAACAGGCAGTAAACCAGGCGCTACTACTAAAGGCACACCGACATAAACAACGGTCGGTTCCACCCTATCGGGACGAGCGTCTCTCAAAGCTTGCGGGTCTACGACTTTCCGCCTGGGGTTAAGTTGAGGTTGTTTTGGCTCAAACTCCTCTTTACCTACAAGCATCCCCGTCCATTCTGTTCGCATGTCGTTTAGTTTGTAACTAAAACCCGACCGATCAGAAATACCGTAAGCGTTTTTACCTACAGCAAACTTACTCATTACCTACCCCTGGTGTAAGAAGTTGAGGTCGAAACATTAAAAGAAGCCCTATCGCGGTCTTCGTCCATAGCGCGTTGCATTTCCTCTTCATACAAAGCTTTTAATACGGTTATCCTGTCTGGCGCTTTTTTAATAGAAAGGTAATAAGCTAAACCGGCCGCTAATGCAGGATAAAATCGAAAAGGTATTTGAATAGTGTTTGTTGCCGTGTCTGCGTCGTCAATCCTAACAAGACGGTTATATACAATTTGATCAGTGCTATTATCCGGGACAGGCCACAGTCTCAAAATAGGAGTGATCAACCTGTCTAAAAACCATTGTGAGGGCCTAGATTGTTGCGTTTTGTTGGGTATGTTTAAGTAATCATCTCGGCTTAAACGTTGAATACCGTAATCAGTATTACTTCTTCGAACCACTACGGAAAGAATATCAATAGTGTCCGAGCCTAACGTAATATCAGACGTGCCTTGTGTTAACGTGGTGGTAACTTGCTGAATAGTCCATTGATTAAGGCCCCTGTTCGCCCAATCCGAAAACAATAGATTCATAGAACGTTTGGCCGTCTTAAGGTCGTAACCCGTACGCATTTCTTTTCCACACCGCTCAAACGCTTCTTCGATGTAGTCCGCGACATCTAGCTCAAAATCTTTTGATCCAGAAACAGTCATTATTTACCCCAACTTTCCCGTGCAGTAGCTCTTGCGGTAGAAGATAAATCACCATAATGAAAAAGATCTTTAGCATTTTTATTCATGGTTTTCCCCGTCATCACTTTTCCATCGGGATGTTTGTGCGTACCCCCTCTATAGGGTTTACCATCTTTGAAATAGTGCTTTACACCTTTAGCCATTATTTTTTCTTCCTTTTTAGCGGAGTGACTCGTTTGGGTTTACCTGCCGGTTGACCTAACCTTTTCTTCTGCGCTATACGAGATTTCTTCTCTGCCGCCGTCATTTCACCCGATGTCTTAGGTGTTTTACTAGATACCCTTTTTGAGGGCCTACAGTACGGCGTTCCTCGTTTATCTCCTTTCTTGCGTCCACAGGCTTTGCCTGTTTTAACGTCTTTCCAATCTTCTTTAAACCACCGCTTTAATGCAGCACCTTTTTTGGTTTTACGAACGGCCACGGGATTTATTCCCCCAGTTCTTTGCACCAACTTTACGGCATTTAGCTATTGCTCCCGAAGCATAAGCTGACGGAAACACCTTATAACGCGCCTTTACTTTACGGTAACACGCGTCTTTGCTGGCATCTCCGCCGTTCTTAAACCCCGGAACCTTACGGCCTTTAAGTATGTCCGCCCGCGTAACTTCCCCGTCTTTATTTAAGTCAGGGAACTTACTCTTACTTTTTTCGACCTTTCCGCCTATATTATAGCCTCGTACTTTAAGGTCTTTGCGAACTTTACCCATTCCACGGCACTTAAGCATTTTATTTTACTCCGCGTACCGCGCTGCCACCTTTAGACATTTTTCTAACGGAACCGCCGTACATCATGCCTTTGACGGCCGAACCGCCTTTGTTCATTTTTTTTACAGGGCCGCCATACATCATACCCATGGCTTCTCTTTTACGAGGGCTGCAACTAGAACTTTGATCCATAATAATTCTCCTATTGTAAAATCACCATTTTTTACAACTCCAGTAACGAGCTGAAAATTTATCTTTAGCTGTATCGCATTTATGGCGTGCTCTAAAACTGGCTCGTCTAGCAGGAACATTCTTTTTGATGGTCATGTTAGGATCACCAAATCTAACCAGCTTTACGTCGTCACCTTTTTTAGCCAATACTGCAAATTTCTTACTACCGCCAGACGTTCTTTTTGGCTTGTTATAGCCTGAAAAAGTTTCTCCTCGATAGGAGACACGACCTGACGAAGTTCTTTTGACAGCTTTAGTAGTCGCCATTACGACACTTCCGATTAATTATAAAATATAGTCACAGCCGTTATGTTAGTTAGTACTGAAATATATATATCAGATACTCTTATACCTTCATCAGGTACAAACACCGAATCAGACGTGTTTTGTCCAAAATCAACATCCACCGCCGTAGCACCACCATTACCCTGAGTTATAGTAAGCCTTCCCGCACCAGTATTATTAGTAAGTACTTGAAAGCCACGTATACGAGCAGGACCAACACCGGCAGAACCGGTGCCCGTTAATCGTTTACTTAATGTATCAGAACCCGACATCTCGTATTCTCCTTAACCGTGGTTTACGTGAGGTTGTTGTTTTGGAGATACATAACCGTAACTGTTGCTACACCCGTTGTGCCGTCACCATTAGCTCCAGTAAAATCAGCCACAACCTCTAAATCAGTCGTTCCAACGTTAGTGGCCTCTGTATCTAGCGTTCCGTGAGTTGTGCCGAGAGCTTTAGTGTTTACGCCATCTAAAAAAGCATTTGCATCCGCTACTGTTCCAACAGAAATAACAGCCGCTCCGCCGTCATTTCCTGCCGTAGTGACATTTAAAATGACATCAACAATTTGAGAGTTTGCCGGAACTATTCCAATTCTTTGGTTAAGTTGGCTCGCACCTGTAATGTTTACTAAAACAGATTGACCCATTACGGCAAAACCTGTGTTTACAATATCAGTGCCAACAGTAACTCCTGTTGTGTTACGTATGGTACCGGCCTTTATAGGACCAGAAAAAGTAGTAGTCGCCATGAGGATCTCCTGTCGTGGCTAGTGTCAGCCGCAGGATGCGACTGTCAGGGACATATATAAGATACGATAAAAAAAGGGGTAGCACAAGCCACCCCTTTCACATTCTCAGTAAACTGAGACTTACGTTCCGCTACCGTACACAGCACGCCAATCAGAGACACCGAAGCTGTAACGCTCACGGGCTTTGAATCGCATATTGCCAGTATCGAAGTCACCTTCCATCGCTGTCTTAAGCGGAGTACGGTTAAACATCTTGAAGCCGTTAGGGGCATCAGTTTTGATGAAAAACGCATCTGGGTCCGTAAGAAAGTGATTAACTACCGCGCCGTCAGGGATCATACCCATAGACTTAGTAGCGTTAACGTCGTTGTCAGCAGTTCCTGGACGTAGGTTAGAGTTAATTACCCTTTCTGCAATAAATTGCAGTTCTTTAGGAATAACTAGCTTCATACCACGAACAGCAATTTTTAGACCGCGCTCATCGGTAAGACCTGCGATGTCAATGAGCATTTGCTCAAGCGACGTTTCGTTAAGGTCTGAAGCAACAGCCAAAATATTGCTTTGGTTGCCAGATAAGGAAGGGTGAGCATTTGAACAAAGTGCTACACCGTCTCCTACAGGAACAGCCGCATTAAACGCTTGGTTCAAGACAGAAGCAGCTTTAATCTGCTTAGTCGTGGACATAGAGCGTGCGAGTGCTCGTGTATAGCGAGCGGCAAGACGATCATAAAGATTGTCTTCCACTGCTTCCTCAGTGATGCTGAATGCCAAAGCAATGGTCTCATGAGTGTAACGTGCAGTATAAGTTTCCTGCGCGTCATCAAAAGAAATGGCATTACCCTCGTTTTTAACGGGAGCTGTACCAAATCCTGACAGCATTACTTCTTCTTCAAATGCACGATCAGAAGATTCTTCGTCGAAGATTTCTGCGTGCTCGTTTTCATAACGATCGTACTCTAACCCGAACAAAGCATTTAGTCCGGGTTCCAGCTCTTTCGCTAGTTGTGCGCGAGATATAGCCATGATTTAGCCCTCTTAAATGCCAGTGGTTATTGCAGTGGTTTGAGAAGCAAAACCACCTGCGTTTGCGTTGGCGTGAGCGTTTAAGCGCACAATCATCGGGATGCCCGCTGCTGTGTAATCGCTATTTGCTTCATCGTCAACAATTCCAACAATCCTCAAAGGTAACGTTGCTGTATTAGCTATAGACGCTACATTGAATTGAGAATTGGAGTTTCCGTTAGCCGTAGCGCCCGTTCGAGCAGAAGTGCCCAAAGAAGCATTACTAAAAATTGCAGTCAGAGCAGTTGCTCGGTCTGTAATAGAAGCATCCGTAGAAACTTGAAAAAGTTGGTTAGGATTATCTGCTACAAACGCTTTAACTGGATGATTAGTATCCACGCTAACACTATTAGAACCAGGCCAATAATTAACAAAAACAGGTTTTTTTGACACTGAATCGACATACTCAACGCCCATTAGGACTCCCAATGCGACGGTAGTACCGCCTGCCGTATCCCCTGCTTGGTCAATAACACCAGCAGCGGTCGGTACACATATTCCATATTGGAATATAGCATTAGTGTTGTTAGAGGCTATTTCATACTGAGTAACACCAGTACTATTTACACCGCTTCCAACAAGCCCAATAGGACGAAGACCGTAGGCAGTTGCTTGATTTGCCATGAGTTTTTTCTCCTAGTGGGGTGACCTACTCTTTACGTGGGCCACCAAAAGTTACACGAGATTGACGATCGGGTTTATTGATCGCCATGGTTGAGTGGGCATTTTCTCGCATCATATCATGATCAACTGCTTCCATAAGATCTTGACTTTTTTCAGAGAAGTAGTCAGAACGTTCTGCTAAAGTCTCCACAGGAATGCGGGCGAGAAGTAACCCTCCAACACCAAAGACACCTGAATGTTTACCTGAATCCATTACCGGGAGTTCAAAATCAGGGTATTCATCAGCTCTTACAAGCTCATACCCTTCTCTCATTCGAGCTGAAATGTTCTTGCGGTCATCAAAACCACGAACTTCAGCTCTAATCCAACGGTGCCGATACCCTTCGGGCGCAGGCGGTGCATCTAGCATGGACGGGGGAGCCCAAGGCTTTCGCCGCTGGTCTTTACCCCTTTTGTCAGTAGCGCGAGAAGATCGATCGATTCCTTCAAAACCTTGTTTTTTAGTAGTCATTACCATCTCCTATTTGACATATTTCGCGTATTCTTCTAGTGGCACGTTTAGCTTTTTAGCAATAGCTACTTGGCTTGGCGTGAGTTTAACTTGTCTGCGCCCTTTTGACGAACTTGTGCGGGTTGCGCCAGCGACAGTTTGGGCGGTTCGTCGCTTAGCCCCGGTGTTTGAAAACTTATGTGGAAACTCTCCACGAAGTCTTTTATCTAGCTCATCATAATAGTCATCGCTCGTCGGGTCAAATGCTTCATCTACTAATTGTTTGTGTATCCCATACGCCGCAAACGTCATAGTGTTGTCTTGACCAAACCATTCGTTCTTGTCTGCCCATTCTTCTGCTCTAGGGTCCGGTTTTACGGGCTCCTGGGGAGGTTGTTGCATGGGTTGTTGCATGGGCTGTTGAACGGGTTGTTGCATAGGTTGTTGTTGAGCTTGTTGTGCTTGCTCAGGTGATACTTGAGGCTGTTGACGAGCTTGTACCCGTTTAGCTTCCTCTAATCGAGACGAAGCGTACTGCAAATCGTTAAGCTTTTTTTGAGCCTCTAAAGT